CTGAAAATATGATACAATAAGATTATGAATTGTGATTTCTGCGAAAACCCAAAGTATGTTGAGCGTATTAACGCTAAAGGCACACTTGAAAACTTTTGCACTAATTGCATTGAAAAGCTTATCGCAAATAAACGAATACGCTAGCTCCTAGGGAGTATAGCTTAGTCTGGTGAAAGCATTTGTCTTATATACAAAAGATCCTGAGTTCAAATCTCAGTGCTCCTACAATTTAACGAGAGTATAATAATATTATGCAGAAGATCAAGATTGTGTGTCCAGCAGGCTCTGGAATGAACTTTGCGCTAAACTTACTTAGACTCTCATTTAATAATCAATTTTTAGAAATTACAACTGCAGGTCATGAGCGGAAAGATATTGCAGAGGAAGTACCAACACTAGTCATACTTAGAAATCCATACGACGCTATTGCATCTGGAGCAGAGAGATGGCTAAGAACTTCTGAGCACGTATATTTTAAGGATGGCGTAGGTTTAATAGAAGAAGATAATAAAAAACAAATAGTTGACCAGATACTTCGTGAAAAAGAAAGATATCTAGAATTTTTTACTGACATAGAAGATCTTAAGCATGTCAAGATAATTGACTTTGATACGCTTACTAAAAATCCAGATCTATTTGTAAAAAAAGTTGCAGAACATTTTGGAATTGAGTACGAGATTACTCCAAGATCTGAGGATGAAGTTATAAAGGCTGTTATAGATTCTGGTAATGCAAATAGGGTACCACGTGCAAAAAGTTCTGGAAGAGAAAAGGTAGATAGATACACTAAAGCACTTTTCCCAGAGGATGAGTTTAAAAGCCTTAAGGTTTACCTGGACCTAAAAAGAAAAATAGAAGAAGGATTGATATAAAATGAAAAATGTGTATATGATTAGTGACTGTCATCTGTCTAGAGCTATTGAGCACTATTATCCAGAAAAGCATGAAGTGACTTTCATACCTTGGCCTAAAGCTGCTAAGAAGATGCATGGGTTTAGTATCGAGCAAATGCGTGAAGAAGATGAGATGTCTTCTGGTGTAGAAATTGCAAGAACTATTGACCATAAGCCAATACCATTCTCAGAAATTAAAGATGATGGAGTTTTAGCTCTATGGATGGGATATGTAGATGTTAGAACATTCTTGTCTAAGTATAAAAATGCAGATAGCACAGTAAAAGATTTTATTGACAACATTAAAAAGAACTTTCCTAATTCTCGTGTTGTAATTATGGAGCCATTGCCACAGTTTACTGAAATGCTTTTAAAGCATGAAGGAATAAGCCCATACTACACACATGAGCAGAGAATTGATCAGAATCGTGAGTTTCTCGCTGCACTACATAAGTATGCAAAAGAAGCGGGGTTTGAAATAGTTGTTACTCAGCAGGATATCCTAGATGCTCTTGGTGTACCTGAGCTAACTCCATCTATGACACATACAGATGCTCCTCATCCAGTAGATGGATTAAAGCCTGAGCATATGGCAAAGATTTGGAATCTATTTGCGGAAAAGCTAAGTCCTTTAGCTATTTAGTAATTACTGCAATACCAGTAGGAAGAGTCTGAATAGATAAATTCTTTTCTACGGCAAACTCTACAACTGCTTTTGTTGCTCCAGTAGAATAATTGTCATGTGTATCTACCATAAGTAGACCATTGTCGACAATCTTATCCCATAGCTCTTCAATTGAAATCTTTGTAGGCTCATACAGATTAACATCTACATATAGAAGTGAAATCTGTTCTACTTTTTCAAAATTGGCGGGAACGGGACCAACATTAATTGATACATTGTTAAATGGAGATAATCTTGATTGGCAATCTTCTACAGTGCACTTATAAGGATTCTCTATATAGTATTCGTTATCAAATTCTCCAAGATCTTTTGCACCTTCAAATGAATCAAACAGGTATACTGTCTTATCGGACGCTTCTGCCATAAAATAGGCTTGGTCTCCCATATAGACACCACATTGTACAAAATTACCTGGAAGATCTTTAACTTCTTTTAGTGCACTCCATAGCACGTAATATCTTTCCCATGGTTCTTTAGATTTAATATCGTGTTCGCCTACAAGTCCTAGATTAAGCTCAGCTTGCTCTGTAAGAATTTCTAAAAATTCTGGATCAAGTTGCTTATCTTTCCATGGCTCAATTGTGTAGTTCATAACTCTATTATACTGTATGATAATTACTAGTCAACTAGAATATTATGTATAGTATAATTACTATATGAGTAAAAAATACTTAAGATTTATATTACCTACTGCATTATTCTTTTCTGCAAGTATATTTATATATGATCAGATTAGAAAATTGGGCGGGATCGAATATGTCTTTGACATAGAGGACGATGAAGATGAATTACAAGACCTCTAAGCTATATATATTTTTCGTCAAAGCGTCCTTGTTCCTTATCAGTCTATACTTCTTGCTATTAGGTTCTGGCAAACTCTAGAATATTCTCGTAAAGGCACTTTTTGGCCCTCTCCCGCCCTTGGGTAGGCAGAAAGGCTCAAAGAGCCTTAGAGAGCCTCTAGAGGCTTTATCAGGGGTATTTCTATGTAAATGGATCGCATATGGATCCATATATTCCAGTTGACTAGAATGTCCTTCTCTCGGCGGCGCACTTTTTTCGCACTATATGACTCTGAATTTATCGAAAGGTACAATAGATTTATGACAAAAAAGAACATAGTTATAGTTGGTGGTGGAACCGCTGGCTGGCTATCTGCTCTTTTTGCTCAAAAAAGATTCCCTGACGAGAACGTAGTTGTTATAGAGAGTACTAAAATAGGCATACTGGGTGCAGGCGAAGGCACTGTGCCTATGCTCGTCAACCTTTTTAACTATCTAGATATAACACTAGAAGATCTGGTTACTAATACTAAGTCGACAATTAAAAATGGGATAAAGTTCACAAATTGGTCACAAGATGGTGGGAGCTACATGCATGCGTTTAACTTCTGGCCACACAACATGGATGGACTTAACAGGATTGAGTTTGACGATCCAGGATTCCCGAACACTAGAGTTTTTTCTTATGCTAATGACATACCAGAAGAAGATTTTTGTTTTATGACTATGGTATCTAATGAAAACCGTGTTCCGTTTGAAACAGTGGGAGATTACCAAAAGCAATATGGTGCCTACGCTTTTCACTGGGATGCACCATTGCTTGCAAAGTTTTTAAAAGAAAAAGCATTATCAAGAAATGTATCTCATATAGACTCTAGGGTAGTAGACGCTGATGTAAATGGAGTTAATATAAAGTCAATAACTTTAGAAGATGGCTCAATTATATCTACCGACTTTGTTGTAGATGCCACTGGATTTGCAAGGTACTTTATTGGAGGTAAGCTTGGAGGAGAATGGATAAGTTATTCTGAAAGCCTCCCAGCCAATGCAGCACAAGCATTTTTAATGCCACTTGATAATGAAAAAGAGCTAGAGCCATATACTGAATCAATTGCTACAGATTATGGTTGGATATGGAAGATCCCATTACAGCATAGATATGGGTGTGGATATGTATATGACTCAAGAATTATTTCAAATGAGGCTGTAAGAAAAGAAATTACAGAAAAATATGGAGGCGTAACATTTGTCAAAGAGTTTAGTTTTGATCCTGGAATTTTTAAAAATGTGTGGATTGGAAACTGCATGGCAATTGGACTTGCTGCTGGTTTTGTAGAGCCACTTGAAGCTACATCACTTCAGCAAACAGCTGGGGCTCTCAATAGAGTATTCAATACAGAGGTTGAGACATTTAACCCTGGTGAATATAGAGAAACAATTAACCAAAAATGTTTTGATGAGTCTGAGTCCATAAAAGACTTTATATACCTACATTACATGACAAATAAAACAAATACTGATTTCTGGGAAAATTTTACAACCAAAAATAAAATGCCAGATAGAATAAAGCATGTGCACGACCTCATATTAAATCTTGGAGAAGTTGAAGATAGAGAAAACATGTGGACAATATGGCCAGAGTATAGTTATTACGCAATTGCTTATGGTAATGGAATAATGGATATAGATAAAATAAAGTCATTCTCTGAAAAACACCATAATAAATTTAGCAAAGAAATAAAAGAAAATAATTCTATAAAAAAATCCATATATCATAAAACACTAAAGCATTATGACTTTTTAAAATTAAATGGTGGCTTTAGTGAATAAGATAAAGTATGTTTTATCAAAGTTTGGTCATAGATCATATTGGAATCTAGTAAATACAATAGAGCTTATATCTTTTATGACTAAAGCTACAATTATTGTTCCAGGACTTCTTTTTGGCAAGCAGTGGTGGTGGCTTTATATATTTGCTTTAGTATCTAGCATGTCTTTGATTTGGACATCTACTAGAAAAACTTTACCTACAATAATAGTGTTTAATATGATATGGTGTTGCTTGGCAACTGCCGCAATATTAAAACATTTTATTGCTTAGTCTTTATGCTCTTTAAACTCACCCATAAATTTTTCTGAGAGCTCTGGTCCTTCTAGTCCAGATGCCTGATACTCTCTAATTCTTTCTTTAGTAAACTGTGGGTTTTCCTTTAGTGGTCTCATCCATATGTTAACAAAGTCTTTTAGGCTGAGTGTATCTTTATCTTTAATTTGCTCATAATACTCTGGTGTTTTATAGTTATAAAATGTTCCTGGATTATCTTCTGCCTTTAACACAAAGTTTGAGAATGCATATCTTCTTCCAGATGTAACTGGCTCTACACCATGTGCATGTGGTGCAAATGCTCCGTGTATTACAAGATCTCCTCTTTCAGGCTTTATTGTTAAGCGGTCTTCTTCACGTACAGCATCTTTTCTTGTTCCGTCTTTATTAATGTTTACGTAAAATATTTCTCCGCCTTCAAAGTCTCCAAAATATCCTACTAAGCCAAAGTCAAGTTCGCAGCATGTCTTCCATACGTCAACCTGAGATAATCTGTGGCATTCTCCCTTTCCAGGAGAATCTGAATGAGTAAACATTCCTTCATTCATTTCTGGTGTTATTATCAAAACGTTGCCCTGTGGGTGCATTACGTATTCTGGGTACAAAAGCTCGCTTGCCTTTTCCCAGAGTGGGTGGATTGCTTTAAGTGGTGGACTAACTTTATTTGAATACCAGCTGATTAGAGTGTCACCGTACTTGTCACTCATATCATAGTCTCTTAGCTCATCTTCTACAGTCTTACATTCTTCATCTGTAAAGAAGCCCTTAAATATAAAAACTCCGCTTTGTGTCCCATAATCATCTGGGAAAAAAGATGCTTTAATACAATCTTCTCTGTCGTAAAACATTATTTTTTACCAATCCTTTTAAGTAATTTTTCTATAATATATTCTTTTTTTTGATGTGATTGCACTTTGCATGAACCATCGCATTCGTGATTAAACTGCGGGCTTGCCATAAATTTTGCAAAATGATCTCTAGCCATAGTAATTATATTATAGCATGCAAAAGCCCCTACGGAGGCGGATCCATAGGGGCCATGTGCATCTTCATGCAATCAGGGAAATTTTACAATCTCAACCTGACTATTAATTGTAATATATCTTTATATCTAAGTCAAGAACTTTTATTCGGATTCTTCTTGCGGTGCAAATGATGGAACTGGACCGAGTAAGTACCCTGCTTCATGATATGAAATCATTTTTTGAGTATCCTCAGAACCTACAATTTTATTTGATATTAATGTAAGCAAATCATATATTCTATGTAACATAATATATGTAACCATAGGAATATTATCTTCTAGACTACTTGTCTCCGCCTTCTGGTCTTCCTGCATCTTCCCACCAAATTTCTCTACCCATAGAATCCGTAGGGGAAACTATGTTGGACTCAAAATCAAACTTTTCTTTGTTCATCTACTAATTTTACTATATTTTCATATCTAGCTATGCCCATAGTATTTTTATAATCGCATTCAAGACAATACAAGTATATTAAAGATTCTCCATCGCCATTGCATAAAAGAGGACCTTGATCCTGTGGGCATAAAAGCTTAGGAACAAGGCCCTCTTCGGAAAGTTTAATGTATGTAGACACGTACTGTATCCTCACAACATTTCCTTTCTAATTGTTTGGAAATTCTAGGTAGAATTCCTGCGCTCTTGGGGTTAAACCCTTCCAAGCTGACCAATCACTGCCGCCATCGGTCATATAATACGCTATCTCTGCATTTATAGTTGGGTCAAATAATAGTACGTTTGACTTTAAATTAAATTTTTCTTTACGAACATCGCCGAGATTACCCAACATGTTGATCTGAAAAATTCCATAGGAACTGTCTCCAGTTTTCCTGTTGCCATTGTACGCCATTGGTCGTCCGTTAGACTCCCTCATAGCAATGGCCCAAGCAGTTTTAAGTGCTTTTCCCTCAAAGCCTACTGCCCAAAGAAGATCTTTTAATTCTTCTCCAGACAAAGCCTCTGAAGGCTTATAAACAGTATTGCTGTACTTCACTAAGGTTTCTTTCTTAAGTTGTACTTCTGTCTTTGGTTTTACTATTAGAGCTTGTGCAGGTGTTGCAGCAACTGTGTTTGAAAACAAAAACATTACTGTAATTGCAATCGCAGCATATTGATGAACAACATCGCTCAAGCTTTTCTTTATATTCTCCATTGGCATTTCCTCCTTTAGAGATAGCGAACTACAATCATACCATTTGAATTAAACTCATGTCAAATGATTTTTTGTTCTTGACATAGAATATCTAAATAGTATACTTCGAATAGGGGGGTCGGGGGGTCAGCAAATCAACAAAAATCAACATATATTATATATATATGTATATAGTAAGTATTATATATTATAGTTAACTAAAAAACAACAATAAATTTTATTTGTCTTTTCTTTTATAAAAAAGTTTGATACACTTAGACTTCATTCAAAAAATCAATCAATCCGTTAGGCGGAAGAAAAGGCGACAAATGAAAAATACTATTGAAAACCCTTATGAAAACTTTATTGCACTATCAAGATATGCTAAATGGGTAGAAGCAGAAGGTCGTAGAGAAACATGGGGAGAAACAGTAGATAGATATTTTTCCTTTATGACAGACCACTTAGAAAAAAATCATAATTATATTCCAGATGAAAAGCTAGTTGCGGAATTAAAAAAGTTTGTGTTCGAACGAAATGTAATGCCATCAATGAGATCTGTAATGACATCTGGTGCCGCACTTGAAAGAGATAACGTAGCAGGATATAACTGCGCTTTCTTGCCAGTAGATTCACCACGTTCTTTTGACGAAACAATGTATGTACTAATGTGCGGAACAGGTGTTGGATTCTCTGTTGAATACAAATACATCAATAAACTTCCTGCCGTCCCAGAAAAACTTGAAAAGTCAGACACTGTTATTGTCGTAGAAGATTCTAAACAGGGATGGGCTAAAGCTTATCGTGAACTTCTTGCACTTCTTTGGACAGGACATATTCCTGCAATAGACGTATCTAAGGTCCGTCCTGCAGGAGCAAGATTAAAGACAATGGGTGGAAGATCATCTGGCCCACAACCACTCGTTAACCTGTTTGACTTTACTATTGCAAAGTTTAAAAATGCAGCTGGAAGAAACCTAAAGCCAATTGAATGTCATGACATTATGTGCAAGATTGGTGAGGTTGTTGTTGTTGGCGGAGTAAGACGATCAGCAATGATCTCCTTGTCTAACATTAATGACATTGAGATGGCACAAGCTAAAGCTGGTAACTGGTGGGAAGCAAGTCCACAAAGAGCTTTGTCTAATAACTCAGTTGCATATTCTCGTAAGCCAGACATGGAGCAGTTTATTGCAGAATGGAAATCTCTTTATGACTCAAAGTCTGGAGAGCGTGGCATTTACAATGTTGCAGCAGCACAAGCACAGGCAGCTAAGTTTGGTCGCAGAGATCCAGAGATTCATTACGGAACCAATCCTTGCTCTGAAATTATTTTGCGTCCGTATCAATTTTGCAACCTTTCAGAAGTAGTACTTCGTGAAAATGATAGCAAGAAAGACATACAAAGAAAAGTAGAGCTAGCAACAATCCTTGGAACATGGCAGTCAACACTTACAGACTTCAAGTATCTTCGTAAAATTTGGAAAGATAATACAGAAGAAGAAAGACTTCTTGGAGTTTCACTTACTGGCCAATTTGGTCATAAGTTTATGTCTGGAAAAGAAGACCTAGTTTCACTTGAGGCATTCCTGATGACTTTGCGTGATAAGGCAAGAGAAGTAAACAAAGAAGAGGCAGGGAAAATTGGGATTCCTGAGTCTGCAGCCATTACATGTGTAAAGCCTTCTGGAACAGTATCTCAATTGGTCGGGGTATCTTCAGGAATGCATCCTTGGCATTCTCAATACTATGTTCGTACTGTGCGTGGTTCAAAAAATGATCCAATTTCAGTATTTTTAAAGGAAGTTGGTATTCCCGTCGAAGACGACGTAATGAAGCCAAATGAGACATATGTATTTTCATTTCCAGTTAAGGCTCCAGAAGGAGCAATTGTTAGAAATGATTTAACAGCAATTGATCACCTTAATATCTGGCTAGTTTATCAACGTGCTTGGTGTGAGCATAAGCCTTCCATTACAGTTTCTGTAAAAGAAGACGAATGGATGGAAGTAGGAGCTTGGGTTTATAAGAATTTTGATGAGGTTTCTGGAATTTCATTCCTTCCTCATTCAGAGCACACATACAAGCAGGCTCCATATCAAGAAATTAGCAAAGAGGAATATGAGGACCTAGTTGCTAAGATGCCAAAGAATATTCGATGGGAAGATCTTTCTTTTTATGAGACAGAAGACGGAACCTCTACAAATGCCACCCTTGCGTGCAGCTCAGATGGGAACTGTGAGCTTGTAGATATATCTGCCTAATGGTAGAATTATAGTATTGGTTAAAACCAAAATTCATGGGCAACAGGGCCCAAATGGAGATGATAAAATGGCTATCAAAAAATTTGATAAAGCTGATTTAAATAAAGATGGGAAAGTAACAATGCAAGAGCAAATTTTAGCAGCAATTGGAACATACGGTAGAGCATTTTTGGCTGCAGCAACAGCACTATATATGACTGGCAACACAAATCCAAAGGATTTAATTGCCGCTGGAGTAGCAGCAGTTGCCCCAGTAATCCTAAAAGCTTTAAGCCCAAGCAACAAAGAATTTGGATTTACAAGCAAGTAATTATTAGTCAATTGGGAATACCCTTATGCTAAAATAGTGTAAGGGTATTTTCTTTTTAGGGGTAAAAAATGGCAGCTCAAAAAAATTTTCAAGTAGACGAGAACGCAACGTTTACTTTTGAGGTCCAATACCTAGATGAAGATAACGAACCAATACAATTAAACCACCATACAGCAAAAATGCAAGTTAGAGATACTCAAGGTGGCAAGAAACTGGCATTTACATTAGATCATACAGATGGAATTACAATAACCCCTTCTCTTGGCAAACTTTCTGTTTCCGTTTCGGCAGAAAGAACCAAAAAACTTTTTTACCCAAAGTCTGCCTATGATTTAGTTATAATTGATCCCAGCGTTAATGTCACAAGATTATTAGAGGGATATCTTACATTAAATAGGGCGGTGACACTATAATGGCAACTCGCCTAATTGTAACTGAAAATAATCCACTAGTAGTAGTTAGAGCTTCGGGTGCTCCTGGAAGAACAATTATCAGCGGAGAAGGAAATCCAGCAGATTCACTTGGCGTCCCAGGAGATTTTTACTTTGATACGCTAACTACAAGATTTTGGGGACCAAAATCTCTTTCAACTGATACATGGAGTGTAGAGGATAGCTTTATTTTGGACAAGCAAATCTCATACATGTATTCATGGGAAATGAGCCAAATTACTGGTCCAGTCAATGGAGTATATTCTGTTACAATAAACCACAATTTGCAATTTCACCCAAATGTGTCTGTAAAGTCCAGTTCTGGCGACTTGTTAGAAACTGGAATAGACTATAATAGTATTAACCAAATAACATTGACAATGGCTCAGCCATTTTCGGGGACAGCATACCTGTCCTAAAAAGGAGATAAAAAATGGCAAGAAAATTTTTAGTTAGCATTGATTTAAACAAGAATGAATTACTCAATGCCAGAATTCAAAACTTAGGTGCTGCTCCTTCGAGCCCAGTATCTGGTCAGATTTATTACAATTCACAAGACAATATTATGTACTTCTGGAATGGTACAGAGTGGATTTCTACATCTGGCTCACTAGAAGTAATTCAAGATGCTATTGGTTCATATGTAGAAGGCGGAGTTGGTTTAACAAAGTCTTATAATGACACAACTGGTACGACAACAATAGATTTAGATGATACATCAGTATCTGCTGGAGATTATGGTTCAGATACCAAGGTTCCTACATTTACTGTAGATGCACAAGGTAGATTAACTGCTGCTGGTGAAGTAGATTTAATTATCCCACTTGATTCACAAACAACAGGCGACTATGTAGCAACAATTGCTGGAACAGCTAATCAAGTAACAGTATCTCCAAATAGCGGTCACAATGCTGCAGTAACAATTGGGTTGCCAGATGATGTTGAGATTGTCGGAAACTTACAAGTTGGCGGAAACTTAAATGTAATAGGAACTGTTAATTCTGTAAACACTACACAGATTAATATTGAAGACAATAAAGTAAAACTTAATAGCAATTTTACTGGAACTCCAACAACAGATGCTGGCATAACAGTAGAGCGTGGTACAGAAGCAGATGTTGAAATTCTTTGGAATGAAACATCAGATAAATGGACATTAACAAATAATGGAACAAACTATCATGCAATTGCAAGAAAGTATGCAGAAACATTAGGATCTTCTTCAACATCTTACACAGTAACACATAATTTAGGAACTTCTGATGTAACAGTTCAAATTTTTGAGGCTGCCACACCGTTTGCACAGGTAGAGGCAGATGTACAAAGATCTGGAATGAATTCAGTAGTAATTAACTTTGCTTCCGCACCTTCTGCTGGAGAATATAGAGTAGTTGTAGTAGGCTAAAAATGTCGAGACAAATGCTAGTACCTCTTAGGCTTTTAGCTTTGTCAGCAGACCCAGAATTTGGTCAGGTAGGCGAAGTTTATATTAATACGACAACTAAAAATTTGCGTGTTCATAACGGAACATCTTGGATAGAATTAACTCCACCAAGTACCGATCCAACACCATTTTATATGCATACCCATACATTTGATGGAGACGTACATACTATTGATATACAGAATCAAATTGACTTTAAATCATTATCAAATCCAGATACCCCAGAAACAGTTTTGCCTCAGATAATAGGATATGATGGTGGAAGCCCATCTGATGTATTAAACAAGCCAACATTTGTAGATGAAACACTATTTGATGCAGGAACGTTTGATGGTATAGAAGAATCACAGGATACAATAATTGGTGGCGGTGGCTCAGAAGATTTTGAAGCCCCATCGCTTGACGGAGGAAATTCATAATGGCACTTAAAATTCAATTAAGAAGAGATTTAGCAGCAAACTGGGCAGCAAATAATCCATTACTATTAAATGGTGAAATTGGAATAGAAACAGATACCCTTAAATTTAAAATAGGTAATGGCACTCAAAGATGGAATGCTATAGAATCATATGCATTTAAGCCAGGGCAACCTAATGGAATAGCTACACTAAATTCAGAGGGTAAAGTTCCATTTTCCCAACTTCCAGATCAGGTGTCACTTGATGATGAAGCAGCAGCAGCAATTCAAAATGCACTTTCTGGAATTACTACTACTAATATTCCTGAAGGTGGGCGTCTGTATTTTACAAATACTAGAGCTATGAATGCAGTAGAAGGCATGTTTGATCCAATAGGATCAGCAGCACAAGCATTAAGCTCAGCTAATGCACATACAGCTGCAAAATTTGAAGATGCAATTTCAGAAGCAGCACTTGATGCAACACAAAAAGCAGATAACGCTGTTATTTTAGCTGGTAATAATGCAGAGCAGTTTACTAATACAGCTATTAATCTTTTAACAACATCTGACATCGAAGAAGGATCTAGACTTTACTTTACAGATATAAGAGCCATAAATGCGCTTGGTCCAGCTATGGCAGATACAAAAGCTTACCTAGACCAAAAAGTTTTAGAAGCTGAAACATATGTGGATGCTGCAATTTCTAATTTTGATCCAACCGCAGCAATAACATCTACTTCAGATCTTCCAGAAGGATCAAATCTGTACTTTACAAATGCTAGAGCAATTTCAGCAACAAATGCTGCTAGAACAAATGTTTTGGTTTCTGCTCTTACTGCAGTTGATGATTTAAGAGCTGAAATAACTAATACTTTAAGTGGATATATACCGTTATCAGACATAAATATTTCTGGTGGCGTATCTGGATTAGATTCAAGCGGTAAAATACAAGAGTCTTCTATACCAAGCTCAATAGCCAGACTATCTGGTCCTTCATTTACTGGAGATACACACGTAGAAAACATATCTGTTTCTGGCAACCTAGTTGTTAATGGAACTACTACTACTGTATCTACTCAAGATCTTGTAGTTTCTGATCCACTTATTTATATTGGTGAAGGAAACTCCTCTAACCTCGTAGATCTTGGTTTAGTAAGCTCTTTTGATGACGGAACATATCAGCACTCAGGAATTGTACGTGATTCAAGTGACGGAAAATGGAAAATATTTAAGGGTGTAATTGATGAGCCTACTACAACAGTTAATTTTTCACAGGGCTCACTAGATAACTTGCAGGTAGGAGGTTTTGAGTCTTCCTCAGCAATTATAGGATCAGTAACTAACGAAGAGATACAAAGGCTTAGCGGAGTTACATCAAATATTCAGTCACAGTTTGACAATATTGTTTCTATTTATGCAACCTCCGAGTCTTTGACTCAAGGCATATCAAGTGCAAATACATATACAGATAACGCAATCAATGGGATCAGTAACTCTTTAGAGGCATACGCTTTAGCTTCAGATAGAAATGTTGCTGGCGGATATGCTGGGCTAGATATAGAAGGTAAGATCTTGACATCTGCTATTCCATCATCAATATCGCTAGCAATTGAAAATGCAGCCAATGCAGCTAATGCAAATATAAATGGAACTTATACAAATGGAAATTCTTCATCTAGTATAAATAAAATTACATACGGAACAGACATAGTGCCACCTTCAAGCGGAAATTCTGCTGGAGACATTTACATTCAATACTAAGGAGACCAAATGCCGCTAAATATTTTTGACGGTTCCAGCTGGAATCCTTTAAAAAAAATACAGATTCACGATGGTTCTACCTGGAATGAATCTAAAGCGGCGTATGTATGGGATGGATCAGAATGGAAAAGTTTATTAAATCTAGCTCCTAAAAACACAGAATTGCCAGCTTTATCTATTCAGGGAAATGCATTTTATTACTCAGCACAAGAAACCATAGCTGTATCTACTGGAACATGGGAAAACTCTCCAACAACCTTTGAATATCAATGGCAAAAAGCTGGAGGCAACTCTTCTAGCTGGACTGACATTCCTAATGCTACACAAAATACATTATACTTAAATGAAGACTTATGGGAGCAGTATCCAATTGCATCTGCACTCAAGTATGTTGGATATAAAGTAAGATGTAAAGTTACAGCAACAAATTCTTCTGGTAAAAATACAGAAGACGTATATACTCTGGCAAGCCCAATAATTGCTTCAGCTGTACAAACAAATATAAGTGTTAATGTTGTTTCTAATGGAGTTGTAGAACTTACTTGGCAAAGAGTAAGGGGCGCCGATGATTATTATATTCAGTATCAGGGTCCAGAAGTGGCATTTACAGAAGTGTCTAGCATGAATAATAACAGTGATACCACAAAGGGAGTATACAGTGTTACTGGAACAGCTCATAAATTTACAATAGATACTGGATCTGCTTCTGGAACACTTGGAATTCTTATTAATCCTAAAAACACAGCAAACGTTTCTGGACAAACAATTACTGGATACGGGAAAAATGCATCTGTAATGGATTTAAAGCCAACTAAAGCTAGCGTAGTAGCAACCATGACATCATTTTCTTGGGGCGGCAGGCTAAGTTGGTCTAATACTTTAATCCAGCAAACTGGGTGGGCTATATATAATAATGGAGAGGTTTACGCCAGTTCTTTCCTAGGAGATCCATCCGCAACATCCTTTGACATTAATCAATTAGGTGCAGGAGGAACAACTTATGGATCATTTACTGTAACTGTAACTGGAACAGCACCTAGATTTACAGAAACATCATGGACATCAACACCAGCATTAACTATTACATATCCAGAAAGCCCTCTTCCAGTAAATCAAACATTGCCAACTATTTCTAGAGACGGACGTACATTTAGCTCAACCAATGGAACATGGAGCAATGAGTCATCAATATACTCTTATGCTATTGAATGGTATTCCAATGGGTCAGCCATATGGTTTGGGTTAGGCTCTACACTTGATTTGGGCACAACAACGGATTACGATAATACACAAATAACATCTTCTGTACAAGTTTTAACAACTGACTTAAGAATGACAGATAAAGCATTTAGCAGCAATTCAATTACTGCAGTTGCAGCAACTGCAGTATGTGATTCCCCATCAGCATGCGCTACAGCAGCATGCCAGTCTTGTGTTAGCACAACAACAGGAACTAGATCTGTTTCAACAAGTATTTGCGCTTCTGGGTATATGAATACCAGTACATGTTATACCCCAGGCATTTGTGACGTTATAACAACTGATACTGGCTGTGTCCCAGCTGGCACAACATGGTATTGTACTGAAAGCTATAATGGTGGTGGAGTCGGAAACTGTGGCTACACAACATCTTCTACTAATAATTCTGCCCAAGGGTCTGGTTATTCTAGAACTTGTATTGCTGGAGGTCCATACCCAGACTGCTTATCTACTGGACCATCAACATCTGTAACATATTATGCTGGAACAGCAACTGCAGATTTCCAAAATGATACATGCGTTTCTCAGCCATCTGTAAGTGGTCCATTTACTGCATCAAGTATGCCTGCAGACACATCTGTATCTGGAGCAAGAACTGTAACTTGGACATATTATAGATCCACTTCTGCAGAAGCATTAGCAGCTGCAACACAGGGTGCTTGTGCTCCCGCAACCCCACCAGCAACTCCGCCTGCAACTCCACCAACAGCTTCATGGTACTGTTCTATGAGAAATTCAGACTGTACAGTAACTCAATATATGTCAACTATAAATGAGCATAATACTGATCCATGCGTAAGCTGTTCTCAAACTTCTTACCCTACCCCAGCTTCGGGATCATGCTGTACCTCAACACCGCCTGCAACTCCGCCATCAACACCACCTGCAGCAACATGTGGTTCTGGTATAGACTGTAGTGCTGCAGAGTGCCAGGCTTGTGGATCAAGCAGCTATACTAGCAGTAGATCTGTTTCAACAAGTATTTGCACTTCTGGAACAATGAACACTTATGTTTGCTATACGCCAGGATCCTGCGCTAATATTGTTACAGATACTGGCTGTGTTCCATCATCAACTACATGGTATTGTACTGAAAGTTATTCTGGAGGAGGAGTAGGAAATTGCGGATATACAACATCATCAACTAATAATTCTGGTTCTGGCTCTGGTTATTCTAGAAGTTGCTCAACTAGTGGTTATCCAGATTGTCAATCAACCGCTCCTGCAACTCCGCCTGCAACTCCGCCTGCAACACCGCCTGCAACTCCGCCGACTACAGATTGTAATAGTTGCCCATATGGTTCTGGAACACAATCTTGTGGAAATGGTGGCACTCAAACTTATTGTATTACACCAATAGGCTGTGCAAATATATACGGACCTTGTACTGGAGAGGCATCACTGTTCGCACCACCAAGCTTCTTCGCACCACCAAGCTTCTTCGCACCACCAAGCTTCTTCGCACCACCAAGCTTCTTCGCACCACCAGCATTTAAGGGCAAGTGCCTAGCTCCAAATTCTCTTATCTTGACATCAAGCGGCAGCCTAAAGGCAAAAGATATTAAGGTTGGAGATCAAATAATTACTATAGCAAACTCAGATATTGATATAAACTCAGTATCAAATAGTAAGACATCTTTATTGCTCCCAGACCAGGTTTCTCTTGTTAATGCAGAAGTTATTTCTGTTACAGAAAAGAGTTCAAAATTAATTGGATTTAACGGAATGGGCAAGAACTATTCAGTGACCCAGCCTATATTTATAAAGAATATAGATTTAATTGAATATAAAGAATCTGGAAACATTAATATAGGAGATACTATATTGAGCATAAGCCCAGAAGGCCAAGTATCAGAAATACTAGTAGAGTCAATTGAGGTAGATGAATTTGAATCTCTAGTTTATGATGTTAGAACGTCCCCACAACCTTGGTTTATAGTTAATGGACTTATAGCCATAGCCTAATAATTATGCTATACTTTAGAAAAGGAGATTTTGTATGTCTATAAAAAAGGATTTTGACGGAGAAGTATTTTTCGTACTTGTTGATAATGAATTTGCTGGGTGGTTCAGTATACCTAAAGGCAATTTAGAAACAGAGATATTAAGATCAGGATTATCAAGCAATCCAACCATAGTTAATTTTACAGATTTGCCAATAGATATATTAGATCTTCCACCTCAAGCTGAGGGATGGAAATGGGATGGCCAATCTTTTAAGAAAGAATAACAATGACTTCTAGATGGCAAACAATAAAAGCAAATTTAACCGATCCAAATGCTGTTAAGCCCTGGGATATTGTAAACCCACAAACTGAATGGGTTGAAGATTCAGTAAAAGAATCCAGATACGATATTTGCAAGCAATGTCCAGAGTTTATATCCTCAACAACACAATGCAAACAATGTGGATGTATCATGAAGATAAAAACTGGAATGGCTAAGGCATTTTGCCCTATTGGCAAATGGTAATATAAATGGAGATTATTGATCTTCAAAATCCTAATATTCGTATTGTAAAAAATTTTCTTTCTAAAGAAGAATGCGATAATATATTAAAAGTTAAAAATTTTTCAGAAGAGCTTTGGGCACTTGATTATAATCTGAATTATCCTAAAAAAGATAATGTTGCTGGTAACCTTCAGTATTCAGTTTCTCAATGGGATGGTATGTGTATAAATATTACTAACCAAGGATTTGCAGAAAGATATGGTCTCAACCCATACTATTATCAATTTTTGGCTGGCAAAATTAGAACACATATAGAAGAAAAATATGGAGTTACTTCATTAAGAGAAGAGCAATACCTAATTAACAGATGGCGCCCTGGAAGAGAACAAACTCCACACCTAGATTATTTTTACCAAGAAGAGCCTGGCCACGACTACATTAAGCTTGCAAAAAATAATATACCAAAATCATTTTTAGATACATTCGGCCAAATGTTTCAAACAAAACATTACTCATCTCTTATTTACCTAAACGATGACTATGAAGGCGGAGAACTATACTTTCCAGATCACAACTTTTACATAAAGCCAGAAATTGGCACTCTAATATGCCTAAAGGGAGATGAACATAGTTTGCATGGAGTAAAGAAAGTAGAATCTGGTATTAGGTATACTGTCTCTCTTTTTTGGGAAGATACTGAGTATAGAAACAAGTTATTTAGTAATTAGAATTTTTTACGGTATAATTATCTAAGTAACATAATTACACATAGGGGGTAGTCTTATGGCCACCAGTTATCCAAATAACATAGATGAATTTATCAATCCAAATGGATCAGATCAGCTTTCAGCTCCATCGCATTCTGAGCAACACTCAAATGCAAATGATGCAATTGAAGCTCTTCAGATTAAAGTTGGAGTAGATGGTTCACAAGATGAAAACTCATTAACTTACAAAGTCTCAACAATTGAGACACTGCTTAATGATGTAAATAATAGCAGCGATGCAACAATAGAATTACTTGGGCTAGAAGGCAATAACGACCTTACAGTTTATGGAATTGAAAACCCTACAAATGTTGATTCATTTGCAAAGGCAATCTGGAGAACAGTAAGATATAATCTTCAGGTTACAAAGGGCTCTGAGGTTTATACTTCAGAGATACTTGCAGCACATGATGGAACTGACATCATGATATCAGAGACAAATATAATATCTAACACAGAAAACAATTTATTTGATTATACCTTTGAAGAAAATGCAGGTATAATTAGTTTAAGAATCACCCCTACTTCTGGTGAAATTTCAGTAAGATTTATTCGCACAGCAGTAAAGGCATAATAAAAAATAAAGCAGTATAGGGAGTCATAAAACATGGCAACAGTAGATAAAAACTTTAGAATTAAAAATGGGCTGGTTATCGAAGGATCAACCGCAACCCTTAATGGCAATAACATACTTTCAGAAAACACCCAAGCTGGTGATTCTTATATCCTCAACCTTGTTGGTGGGGCAACACTTGTAAAGTCAGTAGATACAGGCGTATTTAATGTTGATGGTTCTGGCAACCTTACAGTAAACTCAAACGTATTTGATTCATACGGATCAGCGTCTGATGCTCAATCAGCAGCAGAAAATTATGCAAATAGCCTTGCATCAAATTATGATCCAGCGGGTTCCGCACAAGGCGCATACAATAACGCTGTTTCATATGTAGATGGCGAAATTGTAGATGCATTAAATACTGCACAAGGTTATGCAACAACTGCAACAACAAATGCTAATTCATATACAGATGGACGTGAATCAGCAATAACAGCTGCTTACGAAAGCTATGCTGATACAGCAGAACAAGATGCTAAAAACTATGCAGATAGCCTAGCATCAAACTATGACCCAGCAGGCTCCGCAACAACTGCAGAGAATAACGCTAAAGGATACGCAGACTCTTTAATTAATGATGCCTCAACAACATCAACAAATGTATGGTCAGCATATAAGACAAGTTCAGAAATTGGAGTTGCTGTATCAAATCTTGTTGATTCTGCACCAGCTCTTTTAGACACACTTAATGAGTTAGCAGCAGCTATTGCTGATAATCCAAATTATGCTACAGATATGGCTGCGAATCTAGCTGCAAAGCAGAACACATTAACAGCTGGATCAAATATTGATATTACATCTGATGTAATTTCTGTAACTGGCCTAGACACTGCAGATGTTTCAGAAGATGCTTCAGCTCTTTACTTTACAGACACTCGTGCCAAGGATGCAGTATCTTCAGCACTTGGTGATGGTATTGAATATGTAAATGGCTCATTTGATGTTCAGCTTGGAACTGGATTAGAACTTGATGGCAATAACTCAATTCAAGTTAATCGCACAGAGACAGATGCATGGTATGACGCAGCAGGATCAGCTACATTAGCTCAATCAGCTGCAGAGCAGACAGCTCTTGGATATGTTGCAGATGTATTAGATGCAACAACACCATTTACAGATTTAAATATTAATGATGTTGCAAAGCAGGTAGCTGCAAGAACAACCTCACTTGGCTCAGTTGCAGTAACAGCATACCAGTTCAATAAAATAAACTTTAAATCAGGTAAGTTCCTTGTTAAAATTGACAATGGAACACATAATGAAATTTCAGAAATTCTAGTAACGCTAGATTCATCTGATAACGTAGCAATTACAGAGTATGCAATTGTTGGGACAAACGGAACAAGAGGGACCATTACGGCAGATGTAGTTAATTCTCATTGCAGAATTAGAGTCACTCCAGTAAATGATTCAACAATTACCGTAGCTGGTACAGTATTTAACGCATAATTAAATAAAAGGTTATGGGGTTCCTTTTAAAAACCCCACCAAAACAATTAGGGGACAGTGAACTTAAATGGCAACAGTAGATAAAAATTTTAAAGTAAAGAACGGTTTAAATGTAGCAGGAACTGCGACATTTGATTCTAATATCGTATTAGGAACAGCCCCAATATCTTTTGATACAACAACAAATAGGCTTCAGGTTCAAATTAATGGAACTTGGGAGCCTGTAGCTTTGTACTCAGAAATTCCTAATGAGGCTAGCATGCTCTCATTTATGGACGTAGGACTGGCTATTGATTACAATGGTCAGCCAACATATATAATTCAGGCAAATGGAGTAACACCATCAGGAACCAATAAGTTCATATCTGGTGGGGACCCTTCAACAACTGAGTTTGGAATGACTTTCGATTCAGGAGCATTAGTAGCATGATGCTAAATTATAAAGGTTTAAATGCTATAATTTCAATAGATCAAATTAAAGGGGTGGCATAATGTCAACAGTAAGAATTCAAGTAAGAAGAGGTACATCCTCTGAATGGACCACAGCAAATCCAACTTTGGCTGCAGGTGAAATGGGTGTTGAAACAAACACTAATAAATTTAAATTTGGTAATGGTACAGACGCATGGAATGACCTTTCATATGCCGCTTCTGACTCACAGGCAATTGGAGAAATTTCTCAGGATGCCATAAATGCTGCCCTTACAACAGGAGCAGGTCTTACAAAGACATATAATGACGGTGCAAATACAATCACAATAAATGTAGATGCAGACGTAGTTGCGACAAAAGCATTTGCAACATCAGAGGCAATAGATAAAGCAGCGGCAGCAGAAGCTGCAGCAGCTGACTATACAGACGCTGCAATTAGCGGAGTAAATAACTCTCTTACAGGATATTTAGAGACTGGAGATCGAGGAGTTGCTAATGGAGTTGCATCATTAAACGGCGACGGAAAGATTCCAGAGAGCGAATTAAGACTAGACAACCTTTCAGCACACATTATAACTAGCGGTAACGTATCTGCAGAGAATGTAACTGTAGGCGGAAACCTAGTAGTTAATGGTACAACAACAACATTAAATACACAGAATTTCACAATAACAGATCCACTGTTCTATATTGGTGAAGACAATGAGTCAAGCCAGCTGGACCTAGGTATTGTTGCATCACATAATGATGGTACATACAACCACACAGGACTTGTTAGAGATGCTTCAGATGCAAAATGGAAGCTTTTCAAAGGCGTAACAGATGAGCCAACAACAACAATTAACTTTTCTCAGGGCACATTTGACGACTTAGCTCTTGGCACACTTGAGGCTACTGCTGTAAATACAACAAATATAACAGCTACTGGCTCAGTAATATTGCCAGTAGATACAGTCAAAAATGCAAATATTGAAGCAGCAGCAGTTACAGAAGACAAGCTTGCTACTAATTCAGTATCAAATATTAAAATTCAGGATGCCGCAATTAATGCAGCCAAGATTGAAGGAGATGCAGTTATTTCTTCTAAGATTCAAAACAACGCAGTTGTAGAGGCCAAAATTGCAAATAACGCAGTTACTGAAGACAAGATTGCAATTAACTCAGTCACCAATACAAAGATTGCAGATAATGCAGTTAATGAAGGAAAGATTGCAGATAATGCAATTACTCCCAATAAGATTGTAGCAAATGCAATTACAGAAGCTAAAATTACAAATAGCGCTGTAACTTCAGCAAAGATTGCAAACGGATCGATTTCAGACCTTCATGTTGCGTCAGATGCAGCCATTGATCCAAGCAAAATTGCTGGACTAGCAGAAGCTCTTGATCTAGTAGCTTATAAAGAAGCTCCAACATTTACAGGAACTGTTGTTCTGCCAAGCACAACATCAATTGGAGACGTTTCTGCAACAGAGATTGCATATGTGAATGGCGTAACATCTGGTATTCAGGGACAGATAAATGATAAGGCATCTGAATTAGACTTAACATCACACACATCTGCTACAGCAAATGTACATGGAATTGCAGATACTTCACTGCTTGCTACTACAGCAAATGTTGCTACAGCAAAGCAAGAAGCAATTGACGCAGCAGCAGTAGCATCAGAAAATTATGCAGATGGTCTAGCATCAAATTACGATGCAGCTGGAGCAGCAACATCTGCTGTAACATCACACAACAATTCTACAACTTCAGTACATGGAATTGCCGATACATCAAAGCTTGTAACAACAGATGCACAGTCTACAACATTAGATGGAGCATTAACAGTTCAAGGCAATCTTACTGTAAATGGTACAACATTTAACGCATCAGCAACATCTATTACAATTGAAGATAACTTAGTCCAGCTTGCACATCAAAATACAGCAAATACAGTTGACCTAGGTCTTGTAGTTGCTTATAACGATGGAACAGCAAAGCACTCAGGTATCGTAAGAGACGTATCTGATTCCAAGTGGAAGCTATTTAAAGATGTAACTACAGAGCCATCAACAACAGTTGATTTTGCAGGTGGATCACTTGATGACCTTGCTGTAAATAACTTAACTGCAGCTGGCGTAGTATTCTCTGACAAGACTCAAACAAAGGCAGGCGTACCATCACTTACAACAATTGCAACAGCAGTTTCATCAAGCACAACACTTGACGCACTAGGAACAGATGCTGCAGTAAGAGATTCGCTTGTACCACTATCAGGTTCAGTAAACATCAGCTTTGAAGCAACAGGAAACGCTAAGTATGAAATCGGTTCTTCAATAAGCTTCTACCAGTCATCAGGCACTGGTGCAAATATAACTGGAAATGGAATAACAATTCTTTCAACTCCAGGCTCAACATTAAGAACAACAAATTCATCAGTAACAGCTACTAAGATTGCAGCAACAACTTGGTTGTTGGCTGGAGACTTAAAGGCATAATTGGGAAATAGGAGAATAACATGTCAAAAAATATAGGTAGAAAAGCCTCAGCCCAAGATAACTTTACTGGCCCAAATCCAGTAACAGGTGTCACAGCATCTGATGTTGGTACAAATAGAGCCTTTAACGACGGGGCAGTTGTAGTTTCATGGACAGCTCCAGTTGACGGTAATACACCAACTGGATATAAAGTTTATGAAGGTTCTACAGTTGTTGCAACAATACCATTTGGTACCAATACAGCAACAATTACAGGAATTGCTTCCAACTCTTCAAGAACATATCAAGTTTCATCATATGATGCGTATCTAGATAACAACAGTAATTCTGTAGCTGCACCAGCAGTTACAGTTACTACTGTTCCAGATGCACCATCAGCAACAGCTACCGCTGGAGTAAATCAGAACACTGTTTCATGGTCAGCTCCTTCAAACGGTGGTAAGGCAATTACAAACTATTATGTTTATGGAAATGATGGTACAAGCGCAAATACTTCATCTACATCTGCAACAATTCCAGACACAGCTAATACATCACAGTATTATAATGTTTATGCGGATAATGCAAATGGAAGATCAGCAGCTTCAGCGAATACAGCTACTGTTACAACACAGGCTCCGTTCTTCCCACCATTCTTCCCACCATTCTTCCCGCCAAGCTTCTTCGCACCGCCAGGATTCTTCGCACCGCCAAGCTTCTTCGCACCGCCAGGATTCTTCGCACCGCCAAGCTTCTTCGCACCGCCAGGATTCTTCGCACCGCCAAGCTTCTTTGCACCACCAGCATTTAAGGGTAAGTGTCTTGCACCAGATGCAGTAATATTTACTACAGCTGGTTGGGTAAAGGCAAAAGATATCAAGGTTGGAGACACTGTTATAACTATCTCTGACAAGCACGTCAGCCTTGAGTCACTATCTTCTAATAAGACATCAGGATTGCTTCCTGAAGTTGTTGAACTAGTAAATACAGAAGTTCTTTCTGTCACAGAGAAGACTTCAACATTAATTGGATTCAACTATAGAGGTAAAGACTACTCAGTTACACAGCCACTATTTGTAAAGACACCAGAAGGAATTACTTACAAAAATGCTGGAGATATTGAAATTGGAGAAATCATTATCAAGGTTGATAAAGATGGATTAATTTCAGAAATACCTGTAACATCAATTGAAAAAGATGACTCAGAATCTACAGTGTATGACGTTAGAACGTCTCCACAGCCATGGTTTATAGTCAATAATTTCGTAGCAATAGCTTAATTATAAAAAGAGAGGGGTGGCCAAAAGCCCCCCTCTCTTTGCTATTGTATTTGTAAATTCAAAATGCTACAATAAAGGTATGACTACTATAAATGATCAATATGGATTTTCTTCAAAAGAAGAGCTTTTCCCAGGCGTGTGGGTGTATAGGGACGTAATTAAAAAAGATCTAGATGTAATCAATCGTTTGAATGAGATAGGCGAGTCTGCTGTTAAAGAGGGTGATTCCAGATATAGCTGGACATTTGGTTTTGTTGGATACAGCGAAAGACGCCCTTCATATAGAGACTGTGAAGATATAAAAATTGGAGATATCCCTGCTCCAGCTAATGAAACACAAAAATTAGTAAACAATTTATGGTCAGATTTGAGAAAAGCCCAAGATGACGCAGTTAAAGATTATTGCAATAGATTTAATGTAAAAATGAACTATTGGGAAGTTATGAACTGTATCCGATATGGCAAGGGTCAACATTTCCAAGAGCATGCTGATCATGGATTCTCATATAGCGCAACCGTATCTTTGGTAGCATATGTAAATGATGATTATGAAGGAGGTAATCTTTTCTTCCCAAAGATTGGATTAGATATTAAGCCAAAGGCTGGAGACCTATATATTTTCCCATCAACTTATCTCTTTTCACATAGAGCGATGCCAGTAGAAGATGGAATGAAATTTTCAATTGTTACAATGCTTGATTATAATGATCATGCACACAAGCCAGAGTTCTTTGAGATGAGAAGTAGGTGGGTTGAAGAAGACGCAAAAACTGGTAAGAATTCTTATGCATAAAATAAAAGCTTATAAGATAAGGGAGGGATATGGAGAAGTCTTGCCTCTTTCTATTAAAAGAGAGTGGATGGATAATACATATGAAGCCCATGCTTATAAATGCTTCCCAGTTGGTCTTACTAATCAGTTAGGTTGGGGAATATCTTTCCCAGAAGATATATCTTTTATTTGGGATGGAATTCATGATAGCACTCCAGATCATGTTAAAATACTTTCTGGAGAAAAATATGCATATTCTGGAAGAGCAAATGGAACAATAAGCTTTAATACTGGGCTAATGTTTACTACAGATGAAAGTGTTACGCTTATGTCTATGCCAGTCCCAAACTTGTTTATTGATGGTGCAGTACCTTTCACAACACTTGTAAGCACATCATTTTTTCCTGGTGAGCTGCCATGTGCATGGATGATAACTAAGCCAAATGAAGTTATAACAATTAAGGCTGGGACACCAATAATTGCAATAATGCCAATAGACCTCGGTGGTCTTCAAAACTCAGAAATAAACTTTGAGCCTATTGAAAGCTTGCCTCAGCCTAAATTTGATTCAACGGAATACTCAAATGTGGTATACAGCTTAAATAGGTCTGCCACATGGTCTAATTTTTATAGAGATGCGGTTGATCATCTTAAGAATAGCATTGGCAAACATCAGGTAAAGGCTATAAGACTTAAAGTCAATGAATTAAATAATAGAAATGATATAATGGATAAATGAAGCTAGCAAATGAATGGACCAAAGATCAGCTACCAAAATCTATTACCCCCTCTGGATTTTTTGGTGACTCAATAGACAATATTGTCGAGATTAGAGACTTTCTAACTGTCGAAGAACGCAAGCGTCTTATGGATTTTGCGCTAAATAATAAAATATGGGATATCACAGAAACACACAGAGACGAAGACGGATTAGTTTTGTATGATCACACAGTTTGGGAAGATAGAGTTTGCACATATAACTCATTGATGGCATCAGATCCAAGTATCCTTGATCTTATTTACAGCATGATTGCAAGATTAAAGATAGAGGTAGATGCATTTTTTAAAGTTGATGCAAAAGAAACTGGGCCAGCAATAGTTAGATGGCCAGTTGGAGCAAGACAAGAACCTCATGCAGATAAAGAGTTCCATTCTGGACCAGAAAAGGGAAGAGCAAATGATTTCCCATGGTACGATTTAGCTGGACTATTTTATTTTAATGACGACTATGAGGGTGGAGAATTATACTTCCCACAACATGGAATTGAGTTCCAGCCAGTTGCAGGAGCAGCATATTTTTTCCCAGGCGACATGTACTATACACATGGAGTCCGTCCAGTAACAGCTGGAAATAGATTTACATCGCCATTCTTTTGGACGATACATAAGCACACAGGAGAAAGACAGCCATGAGCGAACTAAATTATATAGAGCTATACCCAAAGATTGATGTTTATAGAAATGTATTAAAGAACCCAGCAGATCTTTATGAAACAATGAACAAGTCTGAAAAAACTTCAGAGGGTAAGTATCTATTAAAGACATGGGACCCATGGGCTCATTTTGGCACATATACACAAAAGAAGGATATCAGAGAAGTTCCTTCAGATGTATTATCTGACCCAATGTTCTTAAAAGAAAAAGAATTTGTTGAAGAAGTAGAAGCAGCATACAATAAGGTAATTTTAGATTATGTTGCAAGACATAACATTGAGTTGCCAGAAGGCTGGCATTTTAGTGGATGCTCTTATTCTAAATATAAAGCTGGAATTGATAACCTTAAAACTAAGCTTACAATGCAGTACCATACAGATCACATAACTTCACAGAGAGACATGCCTGGAGACAAGTTCTTTATTACATGCACAATGTATATAAATGATGACTACGATGGTGGAGATATTGAATTTTATGTAGATGGCAAATTTATTAATCATAAGCCAAAGGCTGGTGACATTTTGGTATTTCCTTCTACTCAGCCTTATTATCATGGAGTTAAAACAATTAACACAAATGAAAAGTTTTTCGTAAGAAACTTTATAATGACACCTCATAATGGAACAGAAGAATGGCTTGCGAACCAAAGAAAATTTGGTGCATATAGATGGGCTAAGATGGAGCAAGAAAGAATTGAAAATGAAGACAAGAGAAATATGATTTATTTCAATGATGGCGTAGTAGTATCTTATGAAGATCATATAAAGAAGCAGTTTGGTAGCGAAAAAAATATGGATGCAGCAATTCCAGATGGGACATACTAATATGGAAAGAGACATGATTATTACTAGACACAAGCCAGACATTGTTCAGTATGACAATTTCTTGACTGCAGAAGAATGCAAATCAATTATTGATGTCTTAGCAATTAAAATGGATAAAGAGCAGTTAAAGTGGATGCCAATTTCATTTTATGAGTCATATTCTTCTGGAATGCCAGAAGTAAATGATCCAGATACAATTGCATGCGGACTGCCAGGAGATTTTTTTCAGGTTTTAAGACAGAGAGTTATTGACGCAACAGCAGAAATGGCTGGCAAGAATCCAGAGCAAATGTCTCAGATAAGTTGGCACTCACAAAGATGGGCACCAGGAGCATTTGCAAATATGCATTCAGACAATACAGATAACGACGGCACATCTGGAGCATTTACTAGAAGCCGATATGCCACATTTATTTATTTAAATGATGATTTTGAAGATGGAGTCTTAAACTTTAGGCATGGGCTTACCATAGTACCAAAAACTGGCACCATGGTAACCTTTGCTGGTGGTTTTGACAATATGCACGAAGTAACTACTGTTAAAAAAGCAGTACGCTACACATTGGGTTCATTCTGGGATGACAGAGAAGAATCAGACTATCCACAGGAAGTCAGAGACAAGTGGGCAGAGGAACTAGCTGAAGTAAGAGCTTACCAGAAAAAAGAAGCTGCGGAATGGGAAGAAATTAGAAATAAGGGATTAAGAATTACATCTCGTGGTGAACAATATCCCGCTACTGAAGTGGAAGCTTAATATGGACAATAATGTAGAATTCAAACAATTTCAAATGTTTGTCTTAAAGCCACTTGCGCCAGAAATTTGGTATTGGGAAAATGCATTAAGTTTTCCAGAGTATTTGCCAGGCTTTATTGAAGATATTGATAATTATCCAGAGTCTTATTCTAGAATATCTAAATGGGAAAACTGGACTGCTAGCAATGACAATAGCCTTGTATATGGCAGAACAAAAGTAATTGATAAAAGCGCTCTAAAAATTTCTACAGGATCAGATTTTGTAGATAAAAGAACTTTGTATATTGCAAACAGTTTATTAATGGCGTTTGAAATGTGCACAGATAGATATTTGGCATCTAGAAATTTAGATAAGAATAGATATAATCTAAATTTAGATCAGGTAACCATTAAAGCATGGAATCAGGGACAGTCTATGGGCCCACATTTTGATGGTCAAGATGGGAATAAAGACTTAGCTTTTTCTTTAGTTGCATATATTAATGATGATTATGAGGGCGGGGAGATAAGTTTTCCAAATCATAATATAACAATAAAGCCACAGGCAGGAAGCCTAATCATGTTCCCATCTCAAGAGCCATTTATTCATGAGGTAAAGCCAATTATATCTGGCACAAGATACATGAGCCCAGCACACGTATATACGAAGTAGATTGATGGTATAATAAAAAAATGAACACAGGAGTTAATAACTGGAGATTTCCAGACTATACAGACACCCCAGACGTCCCCAGAGACCTTGGTAACCTTGGTGCTGACATTGCAGCCTTCATTGAGGCTAATCCAGGCCCACAGGGCCCAGCAGGCACCATAGAGATAGGTACAGTAACTACTGTTAGCGCCAGCACACCAGCATCCGTAACAAATGTTGGCACTAGTTCAAATGCTATATTAAATCTAACTCTTCCAAGAGGAGTTGATGGTATTATTGGTGGCCCAGGCCCATCAAATATTTTAACAATAGGAACTGTTACACAAGGCATTACAGCAGATGCAACAATTACTGGTA